GTCAAAAACTCCACGCATGCGGCTTCAGTGCGCTTGGTCACCACAACCTTGCCACCCCAGAAGCCCACAAACAGATTGCGGTGTGCCACAAACTTCACTTCGCCGTCCGCACCAGTGTGCTTTTGACGAGCCGCTGGCTGGGCGGGTGCGGCCTTTTTTGCCGGAGCCTTTGGCACTACTGCCACCACAGGCTTGACTGCCACTGCCTTTGCAGGCGCGGGCACCGCCAACGGACGGTGTTCATAGCCATGCTTGGCATCGTAGCGGGCTATGGCTTTTTCGTCCATGCCCCATGTGGCCAACAGTCGTTTGACTTCGGTGCCGGGCAGTTGGTTCCAATGTATGATAGGGTCAGTCCAGTTAGTCATTTGGGGCTCCTTTTAGTGTCTATGTGTGTATTATAGCAAATTGGGAATTATTGAGCAACCGATTTCACACGCACATCGGTGTTCAACGCAGGTGCATACTTTTGTATTAACTCGCGCTCCAACTTGTGTGCGGCATCTTTGCCACGCACAATGTCGATGATGGTGTAGTTGATAGCACCTTCGCCAGCGGCACGAATTGCTTCGTACAGATTCCAGTTCTTGTCTTCAGTGCGGCTACGGTAGATATGCTTGTTCACACGGCTACGAAGCGACATGTTGATTGTGCGCTGGGTTTTGGCGGTAATACCAATGTAGTACTCAAATCCAATCTGGATACAGTACACTATGTGGCTGCGATCAATACGTTTCTTTCTCATCATGTGTGTATTATAGCATTTCGGGCATTTTCAGTCAACCAAAAGATACCACTACAAAAGTACTACTTTTTAGGGTTACAAAAAGTAGTACTTTTTGCTATTTTGGCTCAGGGGCAAATGTGTTGCTAAGTACCCACATGACGGTTGACTTATATCACAACATTTATACCAGCGAAGTGTTTCAAAAAACACAATGCATATGGCACGAGAATACCATGATGGATTTCTTTCGCAGTCAATTAACACAGCTGGGCTACTACAGCATATCCGAATCAAACAAAGTGTGGGCTCGTGGCTCACGTCAAGTAATTGTGTGTTTGGCCGATGATGTGTTTACTTGCAAGCCCTGGGACCAACCAGGCACCATGCCTGATGCTTGGGGCACCAATACCACAGTAATTACAGACAATGAGATTACCAGTGCCACACACTATCGGGTGTGTCAGTTGCCTGATAGTTATTTTGGCATCTACAGTTACCGGCCAGAACTGAGTGAGTGGACACCCAACCGTAGATTTAACTTTTCGGTCAACAGACTGGATACCAAACGGTTGGAATTGTTTTTGGAATTGACTACCAGAACCTTATATCCAAACTCAAGAATATTTGACTTGGAAAGAGATCTTGTGAATTTCAACTGCTGGCATTGGGGCAGTACAAATGATTCAACTGAGGCATTTCAAGCTAGTTTCTCAAAAGAATTTGAGCATGTGCCTGAAGTATTGCAGGCTGTTTATCGTAAGGCATTTGAGCACATGGCACCACTAATGCCCTATCGCAATCATGAATACAGCGTAGAACAATCTCACGTGCAGGCCTGGCTCAACATGGTAATTGAAACCTACAGTAGTGACAGTTGCATTGCACTGAGTGAAAAAACATTTAGAGCTTTGGTCACACCTGTGCCATTTATGGTGTATGCTGGCCGTTATACCACTGCACGACTTGTGCAGATGGGCTTTGATATCATGTCAGACTTGGTCCAGCATCGCACAGACTTCAACTTAGAACAGCAAACTGGGGAGTTTGGAGATCGCATGGTAGACTTTGTAAGAGATGGTCATGAGTCGGTAGAAGCCATGAAACAACTGCCGTTTGAACAGGTGCAACAAAGATGTCTTGCGGCCGCCACTCACAATCAACAGCAGTTGGCCAACATGAAACAGGCCTGGCCTGCAGACTTTGCTCAGTGGTGGGCACAAGTAGTTGAGCGAATAAAATAATGTGTGGTGTATTGTTTGTGAAAAGTCAGCGGCCTCTTGGCCTTGACCTACATCTACAGGCAGTTGACAAGATACATGCTCGTGGCCCAGATTTCACACACTACCAACACCACAACAATATTTTTATAGCACAAACTGTGCTACACATCACAGGTGAAGAAGAGTTTTACCACCGACCACGATCAGACTTCTTGGCTTACAATGGTGAAGTGTACAACTACCGTTGGTTTGGCAAATACAGCACAGATACCGAACTGGTTTATCGCACTGTGCGAGAACAGAACTACAAGAAGATTCCTTACTTTGAAGGACCGTGGGCATGGGTCTATACCAACTTTGAGTCAGTAAGATTTGCCACAGACCCACAAGGCGAACGCTGTTTGTATCGATATCAAGACGATGACATTTTGATTGTGAGCAGTGAAGTGTCAGCAATCTTGTGCTATGTTCAGCCCCAAGTTCATGTTGATGCATGGAGTCAACGACACTGGCCTACCATACGGTGTACACCTTACTCAGGCATTGAACGTTGTGAGCCAGGTCGATTGTATACCGAAACAGGTGCAAGTTTTCAAATTGACAGCATATTTGACTGGACTCTCAATCCACAATCCATGAGTGATAACGAAGCACAAGAAGAATTTGATTGGATATTTGACAAAGTTATAGCAGACATGCGTCCTACAGAACCTGCGGGATTGACCTTTAGTGGTGGCGTAGACTCTGGCATTATACTGGCTGCCATGCCTGAATTTGCAGGATTGTATACCACCGTATGCGAAGGCAAAGACACTGTAAGCAACCGAGTTAGAGAGTTTTTAACTGACCAACAATGTCAAAATCTCACTGAGTTGCCCATGACCGAACGTGACTGGGCACAGGACTACATTGACATCATCCAGAGTTCACAAATGCCTGTGCAAAGTTGGAGTTTTGTAGGGCAATGGCACATCGCGCATCACTGCCAACAACGAATTTTGTTTACTGGCATAGGTGCCGATGAACTATTTGGTGGATACAGTCAATACCAAAACATGCAATTTACCACCAAAACATCTGCAAGTCCTTACAGTTGTTTTGATCCATCGGACACTGACAGTCAACGTCTTTGGAATCAATGTGTGTCTGCTTCACAAGGTCATGCAGGTGCTGCCACACTACTAATGGATTATCTTGTGCAAATCACAGCAGTTGATGCACGAGGTGTAGATACCATGACCATGGCACACAGCATAGAACCGCGTTCGCCTTTTATGCATCCTAAGATTATAAAGTTTGCTCTCAACTTGCCTTGGCCGTTGCGGCAAGGCAAACCTTTGTTACAAAACAAGTTTTTGCGTAAATGGTCTAAAGATTTGCTGTTGCCCAAACAAGGATTTGCAGGACACTGCAACGACAGTTTGCCTTGGTTGGGTGTGCATGTGCCTGCATCTTCAGATCGATCTGCACAATGGAAACAGATTCAGTCAGCTACTTTTTTACAATATTGTGGTATTGATTCCAATCAATCAACTGATCAAACCATTCAGGATTAATTTTGAGACCTGGATGGGCATGTGCATAGGCCACAAAGGCTGCAACACAATCCGATTCACTGGGTGTGACCCATCTGGTTTGGTCACTGTTGTATTCGTACCAATACATGCCAAAAGGTGCAGCAGGATCTGTTAGCCTAAAAGTAAACAACTGCCCGGGCCGTGCCCCACATAATCTGGCAAATTGATCCAACGTAGTCACAGGTTCTAAATGCTGGTACTGATCGGCCCTGCTGACATGTGTGCTTATGAACGCAGGCACAGTTTGAATTTCTGGTATGCGTTCTAAACATCTCAATCTACTGTCACCGGTGCCAGGGACCAATACACCATCCTGATCCAACAGCAACCAAGGTTTTACAATGCCTTGTGCTCGAATATCGTGTATCCAAAGATTCAGTTTGACCAAGTTGGCAATGTCGTAATGATTGCGAGCATCAGCTGCAAACCCATCTATGCCGTCGTGATCGAGCCATTCCATTGCCCATCTACACAGTTCACTGAGTCGTTGATTAGTTGGTAAGTTTTGAAATTCTGCGGTTGGATTCCAAAACAAACAATGATTGCCGTTGTGCATGCTGTCATGTACAGGATCTTGGGCGCCAGGCCACTGTGCTTCAATTAGGGGATTGTTCCAGTACATGTAATTAAGTCCGATTCAAAAAAGTCATCCACTTTTCTAGATCACCGTACATGGCCAACATCATGGCTTGCTGACTGCCGAACAAAATAATCTGCGGATTCTTGCCAATTTTAATGTAGTAAGGACAATCCAACTTTTTGTCCAAGGTCAACAAATGCCTAGCAATAGCCGGCAAGTTAGTTGGCACGTCAAATGAGTATGTTTTTAAATCACAAGTTCCAAATGCCATAAATCCAGCGTTGGTCAAACGCAACCCACCGCCATCTCTAAAATTCATCCACCAAGATTGCAAGGCTTCTTCTAGTGTGGGGCGATCATCTTCGGGTAATGACTCCAGCAATCGTTCTGTATACTGCTGTCTGGTTGTCATACATCTTTTAATCTTTCAATTTTAAGATATTGCTGAAGTCGATGCAAGTTAGTACCATCACATTCTGTGCTACAAACTCTCATGGGGTTGGTGGCCCACCGGTCACTTACTTTTTTATACAGTGGCAAAATTTTATCTAGGCCATTTGTGCCGTGATACTGTTGAAAGTCTCCCAACACTTCATGTATTTCTTTTGTAGCGTCATCAGGACGAGTCGGGCCATATGCAGCCTCGGCAATGTAAGGACAGGGTAAAAAGTATCCTTGTGCAGTGATCATGATTTCATCGCGAGGTAGTTGTAGGCACTGTATGTCGCCTTTGCCTCGAGGCTGGACTACCTTCCAACTCTTGGGTGGAGTCAACCATTGTACTGGTCGTATGGCTTCCCTTGAACTTACTTTTACTTGAAAATAAGTGAACCCCATTTTCTTGGCCAAGTTACGTGCTTCTGTAACTTGATGTTTGTTATGTTCAAATACCAAAAATGCCCAGCATGCTATACCACCAGCATCAATAAATGCTCGGGCATTGCGCATGACTTTTTTCCAAACTACCCTACGTCGATAAATGTGATTGGTGTCTTCTAATCCATCTATGCTAAAGGTCAAGTAGTTGTAAGGATATGTGTCTACAGAGAAAAACTTAGCAACGTCTCTCCACCACGTTACAGTTCTAGTACCGCCATTACTGTCCATTTGAAAAAGGATGTTGGGATTCTGTTCTTTGATCCAACTCATTATAGGTATGGCATCTCGGGCCATAGTAGGATCACCATGCGATCCTGTTAGTTTAATATATTTGACTTTGGTAAGATAATCAGATGGTAACAATTTTTTAATGTCACTTAGTGTCATTGTAGTTTGTGGTACCGCAGGATTTTCTACTATACCTAACACAGGATCATCGTCAAGATATCGATTGCATTGTATACACGCACTATTACACTGCGTGGATAACTCTAACGCCAGTCTAGTGGGATGATGATCAAACATTATGGATAAATTTTATCGCCAGCAGTTAATAACACTACTGAAAACTTTGTGGTCTGAAATTGCGTGTTGAGTTTGCGAGCTAGATTCTTGGCATGACCGGGATTAGAGAAACTGACTTTTTTATACTTAGGCCCGGGATATTGGGTAAGCATGTTTGACGTTTTTAAGTTGATCGGTTTGTTATCATAAAAAACTGCCCACACGCCTTCTGAGGCCAGCACTTGCTCGGTCTTGTAGGTTTGTTTGTTGGTGATTTCAATTAACACCTGTGGCTTGGGTCTTGACATAGATAAACTCCGTGTTTATTTATCCCAATAACTATGTAGATTTAAAACCGCCGCCGGACAAAACCACCTCAATTGGTTCATTTTGAACAGCCTGTTGTTGGCGTGATTGTTCTAGTGCCAACAACAGTTTGGTTATATCGCCGTGCAAATCCTTGGCATCACGCATGGGCATGATTAGGTCTTTTTGACCACGACTTTCTGCTGCCTTGATTGAATCAATGAACCGATTGATATGCAAACTCATCGCAGGTATTGTTTCAAATTAGGAGGCTGCCATCCTTCAGGCTTGAGAATTTTTCCATCTTCTCTGCGCAACACCACGCCAGTGCCTGCGTCTACTTTGGCCATATTGCTGTTGTGTACTTCTTTCCATGCACCTTCTACATCTACGCCAATTGACCATAAAGCGCCAATTGTCACAACCATGATGTCAATAAGCGCATCTACATCATCTTCTCTAGTGCTTGAATCGTCAAGCTCTTGCACTTCTTCTTTGATAAGAGAGTAGTAAAGTTTGTACTGATCGACGTTTTCAATTCCAGTAGTTTGGCCTGATGCCAACATAAACATTTGATGGTCTTTAAATGGATTCATTTGCTTGCTCCTTTGTGTAAAATGGTCCTTGATACTTGTAACGCTCTAGTGCAATCAATTTGGGATTACGCACTACTTTCCATGCACGATGTTGTTTTACTGTGTACCATCCAGCCGCAAACCACGACTTAGATTTGTCTTGTTTGGTAAACAGTGGCAACTTTAGTCGCACATTCCACAATCCATTGTAGGTTTTGCATCCAGTTTCGTAGCCGTGAACTGAATCATTGGGTGGTGGTGTTACTGTTTCAGAAGGTTCAAAAGTGATGTCAATCACCTCTCTAACCATGGGCATGGTTTTGTAGTTGGATATTTGATTTTGTATTTTTACCACATATCCATCTGCACTGGCTTCAATGTTGCCAATCTTCTGATTGTCTTGTTTGAGAATCCAGTATTGATTGTCAATTACTGGTTTTGCTATGATCATTTTAACACTCCTTGATATGTTTGATTCAGCCAACGACCAATTGGTTCAGCTTGGTCGCTCAGCTTGGTAAGTTCATACTTTCCACAGAACTTGAGAAAGTGTGCGCCCACCATGCCCGTGTCTTTAGCACTGACTTGTTCACAGATCACAGCATCCACAACATCTTTCACTTCTGGAGGCTGTGCTGTGAGATCAATCAGCGTTACGTTGCGTTCATAATCTGTTAGCACCTTGTGTTCAACTTGTTCATGGTCGGTCCAACGTTGCAACATGAGATTGTTCCAAGAATAGCCTTTCTTGTCACGATCCTCAAAGGCTTCTGTGAGTCCAACTTGGTTCTTGGTGCCTTTCACCCGCACACCAGGATAAGCCGAAAACACATTGTCACCAGGATCGCCACGCATGCACTTCAAGAACAGCACCCATTTCTGATAGTCAGTTGGAGCCACAAAGTCTTTATCAGCTTTGCCTACTTTGATCTTGGAATTGCTTTCGATTGTAAAGCTCAATTTGTTGCCTTTGGCATCTGTTACGCCATCAACACTGAACAGGTGGTCGTTTATGCCATTGTAGAGTTGCACATTTGGTGCAACCAACTGAACGAAGTCTGAATCACTGCTGACAATAATATGTTCATCTTGGGGGTGTAGTGCAATCCAGCGGGCTATGATGTCGTCTGCTTCTGCTGTTGCGCAACGGATCACGCTACAATTTGTTTTCTCAGACAAGTATTTAGTCAGCTCGTCATAGGTCTCCCAAAACAGTTTGTCCTCTTCTGCTTCAGTTTCGCTCATGGCACCACGGGCCACAGCGCGATTGGCTTTGTAAGGCTTGTAGTGATCCTTGCGCCAGGAGCGCCCCTCTAGTGCGAAAACCACGTGATCTACGCCAAAACGTCTAGCTACTTTGTTGGCGCTCATCATGGTCAAGTGCAGTGCAAAGCCCAATTTAGTCCATGTGTCACTGGCCCTGTGTGCCGAATGGCGGGCGCGGAAGAACATGTTGGCAGTGTCAATCAGTAGATATTTCATTAGGGCGGTCCAGAAGTTTGTGTTGCTTCATGTAGTGTAACACATATTCCGACCAAAATCTATGGCCATTGGCTCCAAAATGATAACTTTCGGGATTCACATGCTCAAATCCGTTGTTTTTTAGTATGGCATTCCAACTGTGCTCGGTTGAGTAAGGGTGGATATAGTGATTTTGCCAATCTCGTTGATTTGGCATATCACTAAAGGTACTGTTGCCGCTGTAGAAAAGATGCCGCACATTGAGATCTTTTAGTCGACAATGCAGGTGCCAGATTTTGTTGTGCCATTCATCTGTTTTTTGAGTCCAGTTAACGTCCAAAATGTACTGACGATATCTGGATTCAAGCTCTGGCGGCACCATGTCTATACCACTGGCATTTACTTGGTAGTGCTTGCCCTCAAACACCCATTCTTCTCGTTCCCAGGTGGTCCATTGAATCACCATCACAGTATCATACAGTCGAGAATAGTTTTCATGAATCCAATTGTTAGTGGTACGCAGTATGCGGTCATTGCTGGCTGCTGTTTCAGCGTCACAGTAAAATTCAGTGTTGAGCATTCGGCTCAAGTGCCGGCCCCAGCTGGCTTCTAAGTTGATTGGATGAGGTCTACGGTCAATGCCATATCTGCCATCATCTACGGCAAAGCAATCAGGCACCACAGCCTCGGCAGCCGCTGTGTGGCTGCATCCATTTACATATAATATCATCGTTGTAGCAATACTTTTTCTGTTTCGGCAGCCACCACACGCTTGCGCAGGCTACTGGATGAGAATGAGTGATCTCTACCATTGAACACAATTTCGATACCGCGGTTATAGCATTCGTCGTGACCCGAAAAGTCTTTGTTTTCGTATTCTACCCCAAGTATACGAACGTCAACTGGGAGGATCAACAGAAGGTCACAGAGATCCTGTTCGGTTTGGTACACAACAACTTCATCAACGTAACGGCATGCAGAAAGCTGTATCTGTCTCTCCACAATACTTTGTATCGGACGATTCTTAGTCTCAGGCCTATCGATAGTTGGGTCCGTTTGTAGCCCACAGATGAGGTAGTCACAGTGATTCTTGGCTTCTGAGAGCATGGCAATGTGGCCTGCGTGGAGCATGTCAAAGGTTGAGAATGTAATGCCAATTTTTTTACCTTCAGCTTTGAGTTGTTTGATGTGATTGAATATCATCCGATCTCACTCCGTCCATCTCCAAGGTCACGCCTTTGTACATACATGCCAGAGTTCTTAATTGCTTGTTCTTGTTCCCATGTTTCCATCACAATGTGTCGGCACACATTTTGGAACCACCGATCCACAATCTCTCCATCCGAGTCCGTGGGTTTCATCATGTAGCCAGCCTTGACTAAACGAGCCACAAAGATTTCATTCCAATCCAATTCAAATGCGCCTTGATGCAGGTTGTTGGGATCCACATCCATTCTTAATATAGCTACATAAGGTTCACCAGCTTCGGTAGCAATTTGCTTTTCAGACTTTACTGGTGCTTTGACTTCCGGCATAGGAGGAGTCTTGCTAACTTCTGGTAGTTCACGCTTGGTGACTTTTTTCTTTTTCTTAAACCATTCAAACATATCTAATACTCCTAACATTACGTCTGGTGTAATCATTTGCCCCAGCCATTGCCCCAAAGATCCACATGCAATCTCGGGCTATAGTTGTAACCACGGGCCAGTGCCCAGTCAGCCACATTCACTCGGTTGCGTTCGTATGGAGTGACCACACCACCTTGTGGCATCACATAGGTAACACCACGGAAACCTGCTTCACGATATGCAACCACAGCACGATCAACTTCTTCAAAGTGTGCCAGTGTTTCTACCACAAACTTCAAATACACTGTGCCATGCATTTGATAGTCTGCTATGATCTCGGGCTTGATAGCATCTGACCACGATTCACCTGATGCTGACAGCTTGGGACTTACTGAAAAAGTAATTTCTCGTGTGGGCACGGCGCCTAGTGCAGGGCGTCGCCACTCGTGCAAAAATGTTCGAAATGCTGGCTGTAACTTTTGAGTGCCATTGGTTTCAAATGTAATATTCTTCAAATCACTCATGGCGTCTTGCGACAACAATTCTTCATAGCCACGCTGCCAACCCAATAGCGGTTCGCCACCTGTGATCACAAGATGCACATCATTGCCGTTGTCTTGTTGCCAGCGATGATTGGGCGTGAGTGCCAGCATCTTTGAGATCAACTCATCGTGTGCAAGTGTATGACTTAGGTCTTTGAATGTAGGATGCCATGAAGCATAGCTATCACATCCGGTGTTCACAAGCGGCAGTTCAAGAAAATCCTTGTACAAGTGTATGTTCTTTGCCACTTCGTCTGCTTCAGTAGACTGTACACCCGGAGCGCAGCCAAAGCCCGAGCAAGTGAAGTTGCATCCGTATGTGCGTAAGAACACACTAGGAACACCAACAAAGCGTCCTTCGCCCTGTGCAGAATAAAATAGTTCACTGACTTTTAGTTTCATAGTTTATAATCTTGTTACTGTACTTAGACCGCTATGACGCGGCTTGTAATTTTCTAACTTATATTTGTTTTCTTCAAGCAATCTAGTCTCTTCGTGTAGTTTAGCACGAGTTTCTTGCTTTGTCACCCAACCAGGTAAAATTGTATCAACATACTGAAGATGCTCGCTGGGATTCGGATGTGGATCACTGTTTCGATTTTGTTCGCACCACCCAGGGTACGGTCCACCCCATCCCAATGGCCTCAATACTTTTTTGTAACTGGGTAATATTGCATCAATGACACTACTGTACAAGCTGGTTACATCATCGGCGGGTATAGGATCATTGGCCCAAAGATTGTCATAGGTAATATCGCACATGGATATAAATTTCCAATTTACATGAGTCTTTGATTCTAACAGTATTTTGGTTGCTTTGATGTATGCCATGCTTTTGATTAGTCCACCGCGTTCAGTAACCTGTGCAATATAATCTTTGCTGTGTATTTTTTTGTTTGCTATGTTCCCGGGTGTTTGCCATTTATGGGCATACCAATCTTCTCGCATGACATCAGTCCAGCATACAACTACTGTATCGTCGGCACCAAAATTATAGCGTTGATCGCATTCCATAACACTATTAAAAATAAAGTCATTGCCGGCGCCACTTTGCCCCCAGTTTTCAAAATAATCAAATTCTGGCGCCAAACAATCTGCCCATGTACTCCAGCTATAGTTGGTGAAACTGCATCCAAACGCAAACAGTCTATTCATACTATTGTTAATGTCATTGCTTGGTTGCTTTGACTAATAAATGCCAACCCAAATATTCTCTCACAGCTTGACGATGAGCATCTGACATAGCTTCGAACCAAGGCTCTAACTCATAGCGACCTTGCTTGTATGCATCCACATTATACATGAAACAGTGATCCTGCCGCAACCTCTCAATGTGCCACCCGTGCTCTAACAATTTGTTAATCTCATCTTTTGAGAAGGCTTGTGCATACGGACAGCCGGCTTGTGCTTCAAACTGATCCAGTCCTTTCTGGATCATAGCATACTTCCAGGAGTTTTTGGCGTATACCATGAAACGAAATTCGCCCCCGGGTACCAATACCTCTTTGACATTTTCAATTATGGTGTCAATGCCCGGAAAGTGATGTATCACACCATAACTATACACAAGATCAAACTGACCAAGATCAGCAAATGATTTGCTGGCATCTTTGACATGGAATTCGCCTTCAAGATCCAGTACTTTGAATCGATTTTGACTTAGTGCAATGCTCTGCTCACTTAGGTCAATACCCACATACTCAGCGCCAGCCTTGGCAAATTCTTCAGCATCACTGCCAATGCCGCAGCCAATTTCCAACACACGCTTGCCAGCCCACAAGTGAAATCCCGCAAACTCTGCAATATGTGGTTCTACACGATATCTTCGCTCACTTACTTCGCGAAAGAACTCGGGGGTGCCAATATCACTTTGACCATGTTTGACGTTGCAAGGTTGAGTGTTCCAGTAGCGACGGATTTTATCTTCTATGTTATTTTGGGACATGATTCTTATAAGCAGGGTGAGCAAACTGTACCATTTGTTTGTTTACATCGTTGAGTTTGAGTTTTTCCCAAGGATCTTGTGCCCCAGAAAAAATATTGGTAAAAAATTTCATATCAATATCGCACTCTTTTTGTAGGTAATTGGCAATTTTTGCACAGTCGGCATGACGAATGCCTGTTTGATCGATGCTGTGAAAATCATCTGGGTCCATGGGATTGCCTTCTAGCATGGGGCGATTCAAAAAAGTTTCATCTTTGTTGTTGCCAGTTAAGTCATGACGGTCATGCAGGACTTCAACAGGAATTCGTTCCATGATGTCCAGCATATAGGCCTGTTGACTGAGCCAAGCATCTGAAATTTGATGTGGACTTAGATAGCCCAACAGATCCAACCACTTGCGTGGCACAATAGGAAAGATGCTGTAAGGATGAAGATTGTGAGTGCGGAATGCCAACAGTTTGAATTGTCTATCCCACTTCATGATTTCGTTATCCCAATCCTGTGTTTCCATCACAGCGTCATCATTCCAAAAAACCAGCCAGCGAGCATCACTGTTTCTGGCCAGTTCGTTCACATACTCGTTGAGTCTAATATAGCCCAAAGGTTCAAATGTCATGGCAGTGTAATTGATCATGTTATCATCCAACCAAGGTTGTACCACTTGTTTCT